AGTCTTCAATCATCTTTAATTGGTTAGTTGGTTTGATTGCTTTATGTAAATGAGAAAGCATTAAACCAGAGTTTGCGTCCATAACTCCAGACGGGCAGTGTACAACTGAGTCTATTGGGAGTTTAACACCTTGCGTTGATTGTTCAGACATACCCTTATCGTTGTAAAGGTAGAACTCTTCAATAGTCTTAACAATTTCAACACCTTGTGGTGTCTTTTCTTTCTTGACGTTTTTAATCTTGCGGATCTTACGTGGATCAATATAACGTAATTCTGCGATACCTTGTTTGACATTATTCTCGTCAAAAAGGATTTGATAATATAAACGTCCATCAATATACCATTGACGGAAGATTTCGTGACCACGGTCAGCGAATTTTAACAAACGAAGAACTTCAGAGAACTCGTCTGTAATTTTACTTTTAATTCCGCTTGAAACTTTTAAATCATCGAGTACAATCTCGATAGGTTGTTTAGATTCATCGGAGATTAGTGCTTCGTTTACGATGTCCTCAACGGCAGCATCGCAATCGCAGTACTGGGAAATTTCTCTGTAACGACGAATAAGGTCGTTTTCATTTTTTAGGGATGCGTCTAGGTCAACGACCATGCCGTAGTACCCACCAGCATTTACACCAGTGTTAACTACGGTTGAGCCGTCAGCGTTAGATGGTGGTACCACCGATGGAATCGGCAGTACCTGTTCATCACTTTTGCGTTTGATTTCAAAGCCAAAAAGCTGCATTATAAAGTTTCCTTCTTATTAAACTGGGAATGAACCAATTGGAGTGCTGATAGAAGCATTAATACCAAAGTTAGCACCAGCACCTTCGTTAGAAGTGAAGAAGTTGTAAACGAATTCAACGTCGAATTGTTCAATAGCGTTTTGTTGTTCGTAGTCTAGAGTGATCGCACCAATGTTAGTTGGGAACGCATCAGTGAACTTATAAGACTTAATAGTTGCACCGTTACGGTCTAACTGGTGAACAGACAAGTCAACTTGGTAGTCAGTAGGGTTAGTACGACCGTTAGTTGTATTGTATTGTTGAATACCAGATTGCCATTGCTCAAGAGCATTACGGATGTTGAAAGTTGTATCGTTGTAGATCGAAACAGTCCAAGGTTGGAATGAACGCTCACCAGCGAAGTTCACTGGACGACCACGATATGGAATTGAAATTGTTTCAATAGTTGATGCAGGTAAAGAAGCAGCACGGCATAGGAACTGTGCTCTCTGACCAGCAATAACACCTAGTGTAACGAATGATGGGAAAGTCAACTCAACTCTGAATTGGTTGGGACGTGCACCACCACCGATCATCTGGGCTTTAAAGTCAGCAATATTTGCCATTTAAAATCTCCTTGTTATTACTTTATTTATTCGTAATAAACGAGGGGAATTTCTTCCCCTCATCTATTATTAGCCACCGATCTCGCTGAAGGCAATGCTAGAACGAGAAGCGACGAAGTTAAGAGTAATAAAGTTGATAGAACGAGTTGGTTTAACGAAGATATCGGCAACGAATTCGTTACGATCGATAACTTCACCAGTGTTGTTAGATTCATCACACTTAACTAGGAAGTCAGTAATACCACGACGACCCTGAACGTCACGTAGGAACGGTTCAATCAAGTTCTTGAATTGACCACGAGTGAACGCATCATTGAACTCGAACAATTGATATTTAGCGGCAGTAGCGATAGACTTCTCAAGAACGATAAACAAGCGACGAACGTTAATACGATCGAAAGCACTTGGTTTAGCCAGCAATGTCTTATCACCGAATAGAACAGTACCTTGACCTGGGAAAGTAACAACTGGGTTAACAGAGTTACGATATAGAGTGTCACGGTTAGTTTGGTTAGGGTTGCAAGACAAGCGAACAACGTTCTTAACTTGACCACGGTTTAGACCACCTGGAGACCACCATGGATCGTTAGTGTAGTCAGTACGAGCACATAGACCAGCGATATCGCCATTCAATGGAACCCAACGATACACGTCATTGTAGCGGTCGTATTGATACTTGAAGCCAGAGTCAAGAACTGTATAAGAGTTGCTAGACAATTGGTTACGGAAGTCGATTACAGACTGAACATGTTCAGAAGTATCGCCGATGATAACCTCATCAGTATCAATATTAACTGGAGATGTAAATACCACGCAATCTAGACGAGTTAGAGCAACGTTGTCGATAACATAGTTAACAACATCAGCGTTGGCTTTACCAGTCATGATTAGACTTACGTCATATAGAGTTGCGTTAGCGAATAGTTCATACGCTTCCATAGTTTGACCTGGAGTTGCAGAAGCATCGTCAATACCACCAGATAGAGACTGAGTCAAAGGAGCAGTCATAGCGTGGAAGTGAGTACCAGCCATCAAGTTACCCCAGTTAGTTTGTTCAACTGGAACTGTAATTTGGTCAGTGTGATCCATCCACCACAACCACTCAGAGCGTGAGTTAATAACGTCTTTGTAGTAGTTGTTAGTACCGTCTTGCTTCTTGTTATCAGAAGCCTTAGATACGAATGCATACTTTTCTAGAACAGCGTTCTCAACACCAGAGATGAAGCCTTTTTCGTCAATAACGATAATGTGCATTTCATCATTAGAACCACCGATAGATGCGCAAGAATCAGAAGTTCCTGGAGCAGCGTCGAATTCGTTCTTATAAGCCCATGTAGAGTATGTGTTAGCATCAGCCATAGACACTTTTAGAGTGTTACCTAATTTGCCTGGATACTTAGCAGCCCACTCACCGATAACACCGCCACCATTAATAAAGTTGGCAGAGTAGAATTGAGCGTTGTAAATTGCAGTACCAACTGGGTTGATAGTTGCAGTAGCAACAGCCTGAGTACCACCTTGAGGAGGAGTACCGATAACGATAGTAGGAACTGAAGAAAGACCAGTACCAGCTTCAGTGATATCAACACGCAATAGAGTAGATGGGCCAATTGTTACTGCACCAACAACAGCTGCAGTTGTAGCTGAACCAGATAGAGTAATAATTGGAGTTGCGCGATAACCACCACCAGCATTGGTAATAGTAATAGAAGCAATGCTAGATGTACCACGAGTAACGGTATTAATAGCAGCACCAGAACCACCACCAGAGTCAGTGATTGTTACAGATGGGTTAGAAGTATAACCAGAACCACCAGCGTCCATTACGATGCTAGTAATAACACCACCAGAAACAACTGCGTGAGCAACTGCGCCAGTACCGCCACCACCAGTAATGTTAACAACTGGAGAAACGTAGTTATTACCGCCACCAGATAGAGTAATACCGTTAATTGAACCACCAGTAAGAACTGCAGTAGCAGTAGCACCTGTACCTTGGTCGCCTTCAGCGGCAATAATAGAAACAGTTGGAGCAGAAGTATAACCAGCACCAGAGTTGGATAAAGTAATACCAGTGATACCACCACCAGAAAGAACAGCAACTGCTGAAGGAGCAGTACCACCTTCTTCTTGGATAGATGTTTTAAAGTTTACATCAAATGTAGCACCTTGTCCTGGACCAGTCAAAGTGATAGATGGGTTAGTATAACCATATCCTTTATTTTGAATAGTGATACCGATAATTTGACCAGTACCGTTAATGCTAGCAGTAGCAGTCGCACCGTGACCAGTTGGGTCGTTAAATGTAACAGTTGGTGCAGAAGTATAGTTAGTACCACCAGTTAATACTGTAACGTCTGTTAAAATACCATCTGTACGAACTTGAACAGCTGGAGCTGCTTCAGTTGAGATGTAACCATAACCAGCGTTAGATAAAGTGATGCTTGCTAGACCACCAGAAGGTGTTACAACAGCATTCTTCATGTTAGTAGTCTTTTGACGAGCTAATAGAAGGTTATTAGAATAAGATAGGAAGTTAGCAGCTGTGAACCATGACTGGAAGTTAAAATTGTTCGGTGTACCAAAACGGCGAACTAAATCATCCTCAGATGTAATTGTGATTGGTTCCAAAACTGGACCCCAGTCGAACTGACCCGCAAACGCACCAATAGAGGTGGCAACGGCTGGAACGATAGAAGTAAAGTCTTTTTCTACGACTGCAACGCCTGGAGATAATTGAAACGGCATTGTTGTTCTCCTTGTTTATAATGATTGCCTAGACAAAAACTGTCTACAACTTTATTT